AGGCAGTTCGCGCCGGGGTTGTTGCTGCCCGTATCGCTTGAGAGCTGCGCGATGATGTTGGCATCAAGCGATGACTCAAGTTCCGCATAGCCGGCGTACTGTGGCATGGTGTCCCCTTATGCGAACACGGGGGGGCAGGAATCGAAACTCCTGCCCCCCCATGATTGTGGCGAACGAACGTCAGGCCGTAACGTCAGCAACCAGGAAGCCGGACACCGGAGCAACCAGTTCCGAGGTGCTGTTGTCAATCACGCGGCCTTCAATGCGACGATCACGCGGATCGTCCCAGTTCTCAACCGTCATGTCCTCAAAGGCGAAGATCTGACAGGTAGAGAACGAGGTGGAACCTTCCACGCCCACCAGGCCACCCGGACGGCTCACGAAGATCGCCGAGTTGCCGTAGACGAACGAACGAGTGGTGCTGGAAGCACCCTTGCGGGTGGTGACCTTCACGCTGTCATCGACCACGACCTGCACGCCGAAGAGGTTCGGAGGGAGGCCGTACTTGGCGAACGTGTCCGCACCCTGGAGGAAGGGCAGAGCAGCCGGGTAGTTCTTGACGTAGTCACGAACTTCCGAAGTCTGCGAAAGAGCATTCGCAATGGTCGGGGAAATGACCATCATGATGTCAGTCTCACCACGCACCGCGCCGCCCGTGGCAAGCGAAATGCGCTGGAGAGCCTGCTGAATGCCCTTCTGAATGCGGTTGTCCGGGCTACCAGCACTCGTCCACGGGCCACCAGCAGCCGAAGCCGTACCCGTTGCAAAGTAGTTGCCGACTGCGGTGAACGCATTGACGGCCGCCGTATTGGTCAGGGCGGTCGCGGTACGCATCGAGCGCGCCGTCATGGCGAGCTGCGCCTTCGCACGAGCGTGCTGGGCGACAACGTCCCACGCGGCCTGCTTCACGGTCTCGTTCGGGATGTAGAACGGATAGGCGAAGCGGGCAGCGGTGAACGACACGAAGTCGTGCTGGTTCATCTTGCCGACCGGGCGGTCGTTGCCCAGGGGCCAAGCGAACTCGTTCACATCAGTCACGCGGACGTTGTCGTCCGAGTCAAGACGGAGGTAGTAGCCCGTCATCTGCTGGGTGGGAACGATCTGCGCGTACTTCGTGATGGGGAAGGTGTTCACCGCACGGGTGAATTCAACCTGGAGAGCGCCCGTTGCAAGGGCATTGGTGGAGGGGACGAACGTATTCAGTCCGCCACCGACTGCGACATAACTCATGGTAAGACCTCCTTAGGGTCAGGGATCAGATCGCCTTGGTGGCGGGGAGACGGTAAGCCCAGAAGATCGCGCCAACCGACGCGGCCTCAAGAGCAACGAACAGGGGAACATCACCCGAAGTGGTGGTTGCCACGGCAGCGCCAGCGGTGGTTGCCTTGACGGCATCACCAGCAGCAATAGCCGTGGAGCCGTTGCACTTGAGCTGCACGCAATTGGACGGCTGGAGGCTGATCGGGTCGCCGGCAGCCGCGTGGAGCGCGGAGTCGAAACGACGAGTCGAACCGTCAGCAGCGCCGACAACGTAATCAGCAGCCGCGGTGGAGGCCGAACCCGTGAATGCCGTGGTGGACATCTTCACGATGGCGTAGGGGTTGATGTCGCCGCTGGCAACGAGATTGGGGGAGAACTGAAGCATTTCTGTAGTGTCCTTCTGCGATTAACGCTTGATGCGGGAGTTGATGGCCTTGGCGAACTCTTCCGGCTTGCCGGCGAATTCCTTGACCAACTGGGAGATGTCGCCACCGCTGACGGTCTTCGGCATGGCCGCACGGCTCATGTCGATCTTCGCGCCAATGGGATCACGGGAGAACAGCGAGCGCCACGACTCAAGCAGGGCGACCGGGTCGCTGCTGGCCTGGAGCTGCGTCATCAGGTTGTCGCGCTGCGACTCGGGAATGCGGTAGCCGTCCTGCTCGAGGATGTCGATCTCGCGGGAGAACTTCTCGCGGCGAATCTCAGCCTCAAGGCGCTCCATGCGGGACTTCAGGCGGGCGTTCTCCGAACGCAGCGAGTAGGTCGAACGGGCAGCGACCACGGGCATGGCCTCTTCCTCTTCGATGTCCACCGAATCCGGCGCACCCTCGTGCGAACCGATGTCGATGTGAACGCCGTCCTCGGCATTCTTGGACTTGTATTCCATGTCCGTCATGGTCTCGGCGGACATCTCGTCCTTCTCGTCCTTGGACTCGTCCTCGCCGAACTTCTTCTTCATCATGTCAGCGAGTTCGCCGATGGCGCACTTCATCGCCTCAAGCTCTTCGCGGTAATCGTTGGATGCCATTGAGGCTTCCTCCTTGGTGGTCGCCGGGACAAAGGTGTTGAGTCCGCCTCCGACCCCGGCGAGGTCGAAGTTTGACTTGGAACAAGTGATCTTTTTCCCCTCGCGGGCGAAGTGAGTATCGGGCAGCGGCCGGCGCGGGGTCTCGCGGCCCAGCAGGGCCACTTCCGACAGGTGGTTCGATTCAGCCCAAATCTCTGCCGACCGACGCGGGAATGCGTTGGTTGCAATGAGGCTGTCGAAGATGGGCTTGTTCACCTCCATGTCTCCCACAATGTAACCGATGCCATTGCGTTCTTCGTAATTGATCGAAGGAATTCTGCCCACGGCGCTCTTCGGCTCGTCCCCGTTCTTCTCGTGCATGACCACGACCTGGGGAAAGGAGCCACGCGCCATATGGGCGCGGGTGGCGCGGACGATGGACTTCAGGCGCTCGTTGTTGAACCGCTTGAGTTCCGGGTCGGCCTCGCCATCGTCAATGGCCGGATCAAACGCCATGAACAGCTCCACGCGCTCAATCTTGATCTTCTCGCCGTCATCCTGCACGCTGTGCGATGCCTTGCTATTCACGGTCTTGTCCTCCTCGCGGTCAAGTTCCTTGCTCTTGCGGTCGGCCCAGGCCTTGCCGGCATCGCCGCCCCACAGGAGCCACGCGATATACCCGGCAGAATCCTTGCCCCAGCCCTCGCCCTTCTTGTCCACCTCGTGGCGGGCGAAGAAGGACACCATGCGGCGCACCGTGTCCGGGGACAGGTTCTTGCGGTTCTTGATGTCCCGCGCCCGCGCCACGCCCACCTCCGTGCCACCGCGGCCGTGCTTCTCTCGCAGCGTCAGCCCACGCTCGGCGTTGGCGGCCATCTCTTCGGTTGGCTTCAGGTCGATTTCCATGATGTTTACGATGTCAAAGCGGTCACAAGCTGCCCGCAGATGTATTTGTACCCGGCTTCGGTGAGATGCTGCCGTTCGGTGACGGCATTTGCAAAGTAGGAAGTGCCACCTGATCCCGTCAGCAAAGTCGCATACGAAGCCAACGATGCGCCGTTGATCATTGTGTATGTGTTTGCAAGCGTTGCCGCACTTGCACGGATAGTGGTGAGGGTGTCAGGATTGTTGTTCTGATGCGAAGTCAGGCCAATGAACCCAAGATCGGTCACGGGATATCCAAGAGCAAGCCAGCAAGACCGACAGGTTTCCATGAACATCGTGCAGTCGGCTGCAAACGTGCTTGAACCCGTTCCGTTGATTCCGCCCTGGAACATCACAATGACTCGACCCGTGCCACCTCTCGCAATCTGCCGTGCGCGAGTTTCCCTCATGTATTGGGAAATCACAAGGGTAGCACCGAATACATCAAGCGCAACCTGGTTCGTGGTTGCTCCACCATAATGACTGATTGACTGTACGGCAACGCCCTTGACGGATCGGCTCAAGCTGTGCAGCGCAAGAGCGACCTGACCCGTGATGTAGTAGTTGCCCCAGGTGTTGTCCGCATATGCGGCCAAGTAAACACGCCCCGCAGTATTGCGATTTGCGTCTGCGCTGATAGATAGTTCCGTGGTATTCCATGAATACCCGGCTGCATCCGCACAATTGACGCGAGTGCCGGCAACCACCAATGCATCGCCGCCGCCATTGCGACGGAAGGTTGGCTGGAATGACCCCATCGACGGACCCTTGGCATACACGACGCGGTAACTCAGCGCGCTACCCTGCCATGCAAGTTGCGTAGTGTCGTCGGTTGTGTAGATACCACCGAGGAAATCGGCCCAGTTGTTTGCGCCCGCGAAGTATCCGAAATAGAACGGGGAAGCGTTCGGCCGCAACGTGCCGGAGGTGCGGTTGAGCAGATTGTAAAGACCCGCAGGCGCTGAATCTCCACGTACCAACGAGTTCCCGAGCGCGGGAGTTCCGGTGGCGTTTTGAACCGAACCATCGTCCCAAATTCGGCCATAGGAATCAAACTTTGACTCGAACCCGTAATAGGTTGCGCTCTCGCGGGAGAACACGGGAAGAAGCGGCGTACTGTAATGCGATGCACCAGCAGTCACCAACGCACTAGTCATTCCATCGCACCAACCCCATCCGCCGTAGTTCGTGTTGCTGTCTCCACCAATCAGGACATCAACGCTATCCGTGCCGGCAATGGCATCACGGATGAATTGCTTGGCACGAATTGAGTCGGGATTATTTTCCACCGATCCAACGCGCTGCGCCCACAGGATTTCGCCGCTGCTTGCGGCCTCGCAGGCCACAAACTGGATGCGGGTCGTTGCGGTAATCACCGCGCCGTTCGTGGTTGGGCAAAGACCGTCACCAATGGCAATGGTTCCGCCAGCGCGGAGCTGAAGGAATTCGCTGTTCTGAAGCACGACCGGGTCGCCGGCAATGGCGTGATCCGTGCTGGCGAAGCGCCTGGTACTGCCGTCAGTTACACCAAGCACAATGTCCGTTTCAGAAGTAGCCACCACAACCTTGAACGGGTCGGTGGTGGTTGCTTCCACGCACGAGAACGGCAGGATGGTTCCTGCGGCGGTGAAGTTCGGAGTGTGTCCTGCGATGCCCATATGTCAAATCTCCCAGGTCTGAACGCGGAAAGCCCAAAGAATCTCCCCGCTTGCGGCATTGTCGCACGCCTGGAGGAACGCACGCTCCCCCGTACCAATCTTCTCCACAAGACCAGCCGTGGATGCTTTGAGAAGATCACCGACCACGATGGTCCCGTTGGACTGCACTTGGACGAAGCGGCTGTTTTGAAGGCTGATCGTGCCGCCTGCTGCCGCGTGTTCGGTGGAGTCAAACGCTCGCGTAGATCCGTCAGTCACGCCGAGAACGATGTGAGCCGGATCGGTGGCCGAGATTGCCGTGAACGCCGCGCTGGTATCCATCCGCACCACCCGGAACGGGTAGACGGTCGATCCTGCCTTGAAGTTGGGGACGTAGCCTGCGGTTCCCATTAGATCCTCATGCCGGCTCCGGCTGCTCCGGCGGCGTGATAAAGATGTCGGCATCTGCGTCGTAGATATCGCCGGGTCCGGCGAACTTGCCGCGCTGACTACCGTCCTTCCAAGTTTGAAGCCATTCGCCGCCAAGATTCTCCACGCACCAAGTAAGACTTGTCGCGGCAATGACGCGAAGAACCACTTTGTTTTCGTCTATTTGTGCTGCGTAGATCATGTGGTAAGTGTCCCACTCGTGGTGATCGTATGGACGGTATAACCGCCTGCCGTATTGGTACTGATGGTTCCGGTGTAAGAGATCGTTGGGATGGCATTGCCTGCGTATCGAATGATCACCACGCCGTCTGAACCAGTTCCGCCCGTTGAATTTCCAACTGCTGCCGTACCTGCACCGCCACCTCCTGAACCACGATTAGCGGGTGTCGCGTTTGCACCCGTTGCAGATGTCGCATTGCCGCCATTGCCGCCAACCGAAGAGCCGCCAGCACCTCCGCTAGCAGTTGTTCCACATCCGCCACCGCCGCCGCCGGCGTAGCTCACGCCGAGATAGGAAGTGCCGTCGCCACCATTGGCGGTTCCAGATCCACCATTTACTCCAACGCTGTCACTACCACCACCGCCGCCGCCACGGAATGGAACGCCCTGGGTACCGTTGGTACCACCGTCGTTTCCTTGTCCAGCAGTACCTGTGCCTGGGGTGTTGCCAGGGAAGCCACCTGCGCCGCCGCCGCTGCCGCCGCTGTTTCCGGTGACGGAAGAACCGTTTCCGCGTCCGCCACGCCCACCGCCGGTCGCGGACATGGACAACGACGTGATCGTGCTGTTACTTCCGTTGCTGCCGCCAGTACCGCCAACACCACCACCACCACCCGCGCCGATCACAATGGCAATGCTTGCACCAGTTGCCGCGATGGTCTGCGATGCTGAGTAAACGTAGCCACCAGCGCCGCCACCGCCGCCGCCGTACTGACCCGCAGAACTTCCGCCGCCGCCACCACCGCCAGCAACAACAAGAACCTCTGCGGTGTAGGGTTCAAGACTAGCACGCGACATCAAGCGGCTTGAATAAGAGCTGCCCGTGACGCGACCAAGCCTTGGACGGTTGGCGCGATTCATCAGAGGGTAGACCAAAACGCGCCCATGTCGGGCGTGTCGCTGGACTTGAACTGGGCGGTGACGTACTGCGCGCCTGCCAGGTCGATCATTGCATAGGCGGGTGCCACGTTTGAGCTAGCGGCCGTGGCCGGGGAATAGAGGTTCGCCGCCGGGGTTCCCGAGACCTGCGTGATGCCGCTGAACGTGCGCGTATTCGCAACGCTGTCAATGGTGTAGTTCGGGACCGTGCCGGTCGTGAAGGTCAGCGTCAAATCCGCCAGCACCGTGGGGATGTACCAAAAGGTCGTGCCAGCGGCCTCAAGATACTTACGCCATCCGATGATCCGCATACCGATAGTGGTCTGCGCGGTGGTGGCCGACACCAAGAACGGGGTGACGTACAGCAAGGAGGCGTTCTGACCGCTCACCGATGCGCTGGTGATGTCAAACAGCAGCACGTTCCCGCTTCCCGAAGTGCCGCTAGACGGCACGGTCGTGGTCAGGACGGCGGATGCCGCGTTGTAGGCGGCCGGAACGGACGCTGCCGTCACCTTGCGGAAGTTTTCCTGCGGGGTCGTAATCGGGGGCATCAGAGTTCTCCTCGGCGCTTCATGTCGAGCGTAATGGCAACCGCCTGGTCCTGCGGCTTGCCTTCCTTGATGAGTGTGCGGATCTTGTCGCTGACGGCCTTGTCGGCCTTCTCCATGAGCTTGAGGCCGGCCTTGTCCTGCTCGGTCTCTTCGATCTCGGGCTTGGCGGCGGTGGCCTTCGGGACGCAGTTGGGAACGTCCTTGCCGTCCTTGGTCTTCATGCCCACGGCCTCGTAGCCCTTCCAACACGCGTCCTCGAGGCCCATCTTGGCC